CGTGTACATTCATACAAATACAATCAATCGAAATTGATAGTATGTAAGTCGCTCAGGCAACGTGGGAAATTACCTAAGCGACAGGGCCGCTAAGCCCATGTCAGCGGACGAATACAAGGTGGTGCAACACCATTTATCTGCGAGAGAATCTTAAGTCTCGTAAAAGACGTGGATCCTCCTGTTTGTCGGAGCCATCTCTCAAGGGCCTCATACTTCTCTTTATCATAACAATAAAGCCACAAGTAAGACCGAAGGGTGCTATGCAAGAACTCAGATGGAACATTATGTAACGCAACCGCATGTTTAACATCATAAACAGGATAACATTCCCCAGGTATGAATCGAAATCCACAAAATTCGGAATAATCCTCAAAGCGATCTACCATCTTGAGTATTGCACCCGTACTAGAGAGAAACTTCCAATACTCCCTGTCAACAGCCACTGGATCAACATCATCCAGCACATTTGAAAACAATCTCATATAAGTAATGGGATCATTTTGTAATGTATCATCACCCATACAAATGGGTGGCGGCAATTGAAAACCAACTGCTAAACAAGCCAAATGGTGACAGATAATTTGCATCAAGCTATTGCAAAATGCTGTCAACTTCCAACCAGACAATAGTACTCCTAAGATGTGCATATAGAAAGTAGATGCACCTACATTAAATTTCCTACTGCCAAACATTGAAAGTATATGATTTGTTATAATACGCTGCCTTAATAGTGACCGCGTATTGCACAAATAAAGCATCAGGGAGATGAAAGTGAGAGCCAACCAGAATTGAACAGTCCAATCCCAGGAGCTCCGGTCAGCAGTGACCATATTATAGTCTCCAACATATGCACGATAAAGGGACACTCCACCCTCCATCATAGGTGACCAACCTATAGCCGTCCCTGAGAGCAATGGTATACTCTCAAAGATAGCCAAAACAGTATCAAACAGCAGATGAGCACAAATTTGATCAGTAGGACACACTCCCATTATGAGACGCCATTTTCCTTGTTTAACCTTTTCAGGTTTATGGGGTTCATGTTTAATGAACACTTTAATGACGTCTGAAACAGGCATGAAATATAGTTCAACCATCCTGCTGACTACTTTCTCTCTAAAAAGAGCAATCATGTTTGCGTCAGACAAGCGGTTTTCCCCTGTATAACGCGCTTTTTCTGGAGACCATCCGAAAACCTCTCCATTATTAGCGCCATACTTTGCCCAATAATGTCCAGATGAAGAATCTGGATTAAGGACGTGCCCACTTGAAGTCTTAGTACTAATCAAAGTACCAAATGACTCATCAGATGTCAACAAAGGAAACTCAATTCCAAGTTGGCTCCTGATTTCATCCACCAAAGGTTTGTTTGGAGCAACAAACGATAGGTAGTCTGGTGGAACATCCTCTGAGCAAACATTTTGCAACATGGGTACAACCACATCTTCACAATCTGCCATCATCTTGTACTTGTCCCTGCGCTGTGCAGGAGTCATTCTTGACATAACAGGAGAGGCATCAAACACCTCTATATCCTGATCGGCCGCTTCGCCACTTATTTTAAGCATGAGTTCATCAAAAGTTTTGTAAGCCTTGTTCACATCAGTGAACTCACCTAATTCTCTGAGCGTCTCATTAGCTCGCTCATAAGTTCTTGACTGAGATATGCGTTGTCTTTCAAACTGACCAGCAAGCCTCTCAATGAGTCTGCTTCCAACTTCGTGGGACAGCTGCGCATTAGACCTTCGGGTCTCAAATATCTGCTTTCCTCGGAATGTTTCCCGTTCAGCAGTGTTTGAAACTCTTTTTGTAGCCTCGGCGGCAACTGTGGTATGTAGTTCGAAAGAGTGCCGTAGCGCTCTGCCATATTCTCCACTTCCATCATTTGGTGTGGGTGGGTACTTCCACCCAGGGTCGTTCGGGAAAAGCTCCTCAACGTAGGGTGGAACTGGCGCGGCGTCACCGACTCTGTAGGTGTCGTCGGGCTCCCGAGCCGGGAGGAGGCCGACTTGGAAAAATCCGAATCTTCCTCCTTTTCGGAAGTCGTTTGTCTCACCTTATCAAAGTCTAGAAAGGTTTTGGGCTCATTATGAAAATCTTTCAACTTCGTCAAAATACCATAATCATAAGTGGCATTTAGGGCTTTAGCAAAGCCAGCTCGCAACTTTTCTTCAGTGAGCTTTCGTTTTTTATCAGGCTGATCAGAAGAAGGCCCATTCGGCGGCGGATCACCGGGATATTGAGCTGTATAGGACTCAGTACGATACGTCCGGAGAGGTATACTTTCAGCCATGCGTAAAGCCTGGTTAACAGTACCTCTACAAGTGGACACAATGTCATTGATTGCTTGTGAGGGCTGGAAATCAACTTCCTTGCGCAGTTTGGCTCTTTTCTTAGCCATAAGTCTGCGTTTGGATATTTGAACCTGACTGCACTCACATATATCATTTGACTTTTGAGTCAACTGAGCGCCATATTGGGCCAGATTTGAGATGGTGTCACAGACATATTGTATGTCTTTAGCCAACTGACATGAAATCATGGCCGCGTCATCGCTGACATCATCTATTAACAACCTGGCTCTCATTGCCAAAGAGTCATAAGTAGACCCCAACTGCTCCATGGCATACCTGTAATCCTCAAGTGCCTTTTCAACAGCGATTCTATCATCTTCCAATGAATCGCTAATAGGCACACTCCGAACCTTCAAGACAGTGTAAAACTCATCCTCGAGTATGCTATCATGTAGCGCGATGAACTGATCATCCTCATCCAAAATAGCTTTAGTCAACACAGGTGACTTTGCTTCAGCGTTTACCCAAGTTTTGAGTCTTCCGATTATTTGATCAGACAAGTAATCAGATTCCCAAGTTGATGTACGTCCGGAATTGTTGTCTCTAACAATCCACATAACGTCTTTATTGGGCAACACAGTTGGAAAGAAAGAAAACGCAGTTCTATCAGCTTCTGGATCATCAAACCATGAAAGAAAGGATCTAGGATCAGATACGCTTGGCGACGTAGAGCCAGCATACTTGTTCAAATTCCTGAATCCTTTTCCTTTATTTTTACCTTTTGCTTCACCACCAATCGTCTTGTGCAAAATGAAAGGCTGTGGATCAATTCCTATATTCAATGAAAATGGCACTGTAGTGGCTGGATAATAATCACTGCCAAACCAAAGGAGTAATACCTCTGGCATACCATTTTCATCTACTCGAGTTGGGTGATTGGCAAAAGCCACCTGCCCACCAAATGTGGTGATGCACATGCACACAGCAGTTAAAGTATTGCACATGGCACAATCCTCATCGTGAGCGTAGCGATCATCCCAATCACATCGACCACACAAGATTTCAACTTGATTTTTGCATAATGGACATTCCTCAGGCGATTGACATCCATACTGACAAACCTCATGATGATTAACAAAAGTAGCGTCCAATGATCTTGAACATTCCTCGAAGAGATCATAATTTGCTCCCTCTTCATCTATCCGTGAAATTTGTAAACCAGTGCGAGATTCTAAGCGATTATAGAGTTCATCAAACACTCGTTTGGATTTATTTTCACGTTTAACCCGCCGGGTACGCGGTCTGCCCCTAGGCCTACCACGCGCCTCGGTAACAAGCTCATGCTTTACCGGTTGCGAAACGGTATTCCCCACCCCCCCATAGGTTGATTTGACATAGGCCTCAAGGACTGCATTTAGGGCATAACCCATATTTCTAGATGCATTATTTGTCTGACCAGAGCAACATAAATGTATACCCATAACCTCCAATTTCCCTTCATCACCTGTCACAAGTATAGGCGAGCCAGACCATCCTGGTACTGTATCCGCTGTATGATGTAAAATCATACCTGCGTTCTTAACAAGATAGCCAGCCTTACCCCTACTGGCACGCACCTGAAACTGTTCAGGCACATCCCTAGCATAAATAGATACTGGACATACAAAATCAGTAGACAACGAAGGAAAAGGGGGATCAACAACCTTAAGACCTACCTCATTCCAACCCTTTGGTCGAGCGACTATCAAAAGCATACAATCCGGCAAAGAATCACTAAGCTGTACCTGTTTAATAGGTGTCAAAGGCTTTCCAGTTGAAGTCAATATGGTGACAATAGAATTGTCATAAGATTTAATATGGTTCACGACATGACGAGCAGTAATAAACCATATCTCATCTTCCACATAACTCTGATTAATTTGAAAAGCCTGTCCAACAATAGTGTACATATTTCCAATTCTAGCACCAACGGTCACCAACCATTTGGGATCATTCATCGCCACGGAACCAGGCATAAGATTCGGGTCAATCTGTTTGGCTGCCTCAGATGATACATAAGAGTAATCCAAAACAAGACGATCCAAATTGGTCCAAATGAGTAATGCATAAGATCCAACACATATCAACAAAACTGAAACAGTTGCTACACTGACATCAGAAATGTCAACTGGTGGTTCCATCTCATCTGGCACCTCAACAAAGAACGCATCAAAGCATTCCAATGCTATATGCAAGGTTCCCAAGCAAAGAACAACCAGAGCTATAACAGTGAGATATGTTCTAACACCAGGCAAAAGCCTAGTGAGGACATACCTCAGTGTCCGGAAGATTGAACTAAGAAACGATGTTATTCTACTCCTAACGTTCAAGAGAAGGGCTAAGCCATGTAACATCATACAAAGTGACAATGACAATGATGATACAGTCAACGCCATAGGTATCATCTTTCCAATATCAAACATACGGGAAAGTGATTCCGCTTTTACTATGAACAACTCAAACCACTCAAAAAGTGGTGAGGATTGAAACATAGTCCTCCTCATCTTCCGATACTCCAAAAACTCCGCAAAAAGAGCACTAGTATTCATGATGATTCGTAAGAAACACAAATGAATGAGCAAGCAAAGCAAGCAAGTGGGGCTGTTAAGCTGATGTTGTTTACGACTAAC